AGCGAGGACTGGGTGATGCCGGAGCCGCCAGAGCCGTACTGCGACGCCGCCGGCCGCATCGGAATGCCGTTGTGGCTGACGGCCAGGGTGCGGACGATCGCCGCATCGCCGGGCACCGAATAGACGTAGTCGGACTTGCCCTCCTCCAGGGTGATGTCCTCGTAGTAGCGCCACGCGGACGTCCGCCGGAAGAACTCGTCGACGACGTTGAACAGCTGCAGGGTGATCAGCTCCTCGGTCACGCCGGGGCATTCGACGGTGATCGTCTGGATAAGTCGGTCGAGGGGAGCGCAGCTAGTCATGACTGGATCGTCAACATCTGTCCGATGAACTTCTGCAAGAGCGCGCCGGCACGCGCATCGACGGTCGGCTCGTCGTCGCGGAGCTGGGCCCGGCCGACGACGTAGTAGACCAAGCTCGGCCGATACATCGGATCGAGGGTGATCTTGGCTGTCGTGTCGATGGTGCCGGCCGTGTCGACGAACGGCACATCAAACAGCGGAAGGAACAGATCTGGCCTAAGCCGCCGCGCCTCCAGCAGACCGATGTTGAGCGCCTCTACCAAGTCCCGATCGGGGTATCGGTAGGACGGCGCGTACTCGTCCTGCAGGAGGCGGCGGGCTTCAGACAGATACTGTCCCACCGTCTCCAGAGCTGGCATCGGGTCTCCCCTTAGCCAGGAGTTACGATCGCCTGCGCGAGCGCCGTGCCATCGAGAACTTTGTAGCCGTAGACCTGCAGGCCGCGGAGCAGCGTACCGAAGGTAAGTTCGGAGCGCAGCGTCTCGACCTTGTTGATCTGGCTGGCAAAGGAGAGGCCGTGCTGGGTGCCGGCATAGACCACCCACTCACCCGCGGCGAGACCGGCAGCAGTGCCGGACGGCAGCAGATTACTGACATAGATCGTAAACCGATCGACCATGCCGAGGCGGCCGTTGCGGAGGATCGAGGTCGAATCGCCGGTCAGCGACGCGTCCCTTAGCTCCGACATCTTGATCTGCGAGCTGACCCAAGCCGGCAGCACGATCCAGCGACCGGTCTCCGGAATGTTCTGCTCGTCGAGCACCTGACCGAGACGCACCAGAAGATCGATGATCTCGACCTTGCCAGCCGTTCCGGCCGGGTTACGAGCGACGATCTGAAGAGGAGTGCCGGTAACACCGAGGTTGATGTTGTTGGAGATCTGGCCGGCAGTCGTGCCCTTGTTTTTGGGCGCCGCCTGACCGAGCAGGCCCTTCAGCACTTCAGTGTCGACGACAAGTTTAAATTGCTGTGCAGCGTCGTCCGACCACATGTTCATCATGTTCAAGTCGCTTTGGACTTCCATGACGTCGTCGAGTATCAGATTGAAATATTTGCCTTTATCGATCTTCATCTCGATGATGTTCGAGGCCGGGCGTTCAATCTCAAGTAGACCATCGACGCGATAATCTTTGATCGTGATGGTCGGTTTTGTTCTGATAACGACCGTGTCACCCTTGTTCTTGATCTCGCCCTCGTAGTCGGTGTTGCTGATCGCTGCCAGCACGGTGCTGGCGTAGAATTTTTCGATTAATTTGGTGCTCCACAAAACCGGAATAAAAGTTCCGGCGTAAGCGGGATTGGGCGTTGCAGCCCCAGTCGGATAAATAGGCGGAGTGGTGCCGGCACCTGCAAGCGGATAGCCGCCGGTTGTCGTATAAGCCATCTGAAAGCCCTTCAGAGTGAGCGGTTACTGGATCCGCCCTTCATGCTGAGCTTGGTAGATGTCGCGCTCGATAGCTTCAGCTTCTGCCTCACGGCCCCGAAACTTGCCCACGCGCTTGTCATCCATGAACTTGGCAATCCAGGCGTGCGTGTAGACGGGCTTGTCGGGCGGCAATTGCTGCGGCGCCGATCTGGCTCTACCGGGGGCCGCGAACTCTTCGAGGGAGGGCTTCCCGCTACCATTGCCGTTGGCAAGAGGGGGCGCTGAAGTGCCTGGGCTCGGAGAGGCTGACGGGGTGCCGGTAGCCTCAGAAAGAAATCCCCTAAAGAAAGTTACTACTCTCCCACTCTCGTGCCTGTCAAATGCCTCCTTGATCATGTCCTCGCGGCGGCGGCCGGAAAATGGGTCCGGCAATGACAGCCACGCCTTGAATTGCGGCGACCGATTAATGTCCCGCCAGTCCTGACCGACGTGCTCGTTGAGCGCCGCATAAACCGACTGCGTCTGATTTTTGTCGATGATCTGACCGACGCCCTGGACCGAGCCTTCGATTCGCTTCAGCCGCGCCGCCAGCTCCTCGAACTCCGGCACGAACTCTTCGCGGGCCCGCTTGCCGACCACGGTCAGCAATTCATCGCCATATTCCTCGGCTTCCTGCTCGGTGACATATTTCGGCTTCTGCTTCGGTGGCGGTGGCTCGTTCGGTGGCGGCTCCAGGCCGCGCGCCTGCATCGCCGCGATGGTGTTCTCCAGCGTCGCCATCCGATCGGCCATCTGCTGGTTCGAGCGGCGTTCGTTCTCCAAACGGCCCTGCAGCGAGCGGTAACGTTGCTCCCAGGATTGGTCCTCCTCAGCCGGAGGCTGACCACTGGAGGGCGGTGTTTCCGGCTGAGGTTGGGCCGCAGCTTCGCCGACAGGAGGGCTGGGCTGTTGCTCGGTTGGTGTCTCCGGCGCGGTCGCCATGTCGGCACGGATCTGTTCGGCCTGGGCGAGCTGCTTGCGCAGCTGCTCCGGAATCGCCGGCTCGTGTGCGGGCGGCTTGGCGCTATTTTCCTCGGCCATGTTTCGGTCCTATCTTTTCGTAGAGCGTCGGGGTGTCCCTCAAGACCCCAGCAATTTCAGCTGCAGCGAGCGCCATCCCCTGCGCCCGTTGCAGCAGGTCGATCGGTGCGCCAACCATCTGGTGGGCCATCGACGCGGAGTAGCGCTGCATCTCCAGGACGAACTGGTCCCAGCCCTCCGGCGCATGCATGCGCAGCACCATGCCGGCTTTGACCAAGCCGGTATAGTCCGGCGCCTGCGCCATTATTTGCCCTTGCGTGGGTTGCGCAGGTTCTGGATGACCGCCGGCTCGGCCTCGGTCGGCAGCGTCGGCACCGCCTTGGAGTAGTCCATGATCGTCCGACCGGACTTACCCAGGTCGTTCAGTCCACCGCGAGTCGGCAGCGGTCGGGAGATCTTGACCGCAGGCTTCATTTTTTCCAGCTCTTCGGCTTGGCCGGCTTCACCGACGCCGACGGCTTCGGGATCTTGCCGGTGCCAAATTCCTGAATGTCCTTGAGGTCGGTCGGAAACAGCGTGTCACCGTAGGAGATGTTCATCCCAGACTGCTTGTCGTAGTCCTTGGTCTTGCCGGACATGCCGCGGGTGCCGCCGAAATTCATGTCGACCTTGGTCGAATCCTTGACCGCCGGCGTGCCGCCGGCAAGGTTGCGGCTCTTCTGGTAGGAGAGCCGACTGACCCCCTGGCCAGAGGTCTTCGAGACCGTGGCGCGCGGCGTCCGAGCCATCTCAGCTCTGGCCCGAGCGACCCGACTTCTGCTTCTTAACCCCGGAAAAACCATGCATTTTGCCGGAGCCGCCAGCCGATGGGCCGGAGAACTTCTTGCCGGCTGATTTCGCCGAGACCGAGGACACGCCCGGCTGCTGGTCGCCGACGCCCTTGAACGACTGCATTTTGCCGGAGCCGCCAGCCTCGACCTTGAATTTGCCGGCGGGCAGTTCCTTGGACTTCTTGGTGGGCGCCATCTTCACATCTCCTTTGGCCGACGGGACTGTCGGGTTCATCGTGTAGCCGGATGCCATCACACTGGTCCTTGCGCTGGGTTGATCGCCGGCGCGGCGCCGGGCGGCCGTTGCGGTGTCTTGCCGACGACGTTGGTCTGCGGCCCCTGCGGCGCCGATGGTTTTGCGCCCTGCGCACCGGTCGGAGCGCCGCCCGTCTGTTGGCCCGGGGGCGCCCCGCCGCCCTCTGGAGCACCGGGGGGCGGTGCTCCTGGTGGTCCGCCAGGACCACCACCCATCTGCGCCTTGATCTCCTCGTCTGGCGGAACGATTTCTTCGCCGTCGAGGCCGATACCGTTGGAGACGGCGCGCAGCACAGAGGCCCGGCCACGAACGCCGGTGATCTGTGCGTCGATGGGATTCGCCGTAATTTGCAAAAATTCAAGTTGCCGCTGGCGCTGGGTCTCGCGCTGCATGGCGACATTGACGCCGAGCACGACGATCGATTCATCGCCGCGCAGCATGCCGGTCTGGTCGGTCAGCATGATCATGTCGTACAGCTCGGTCACCGAGGGTTCGATGATATCGTTGTCGATGTTGGCGGCCACGGTCTGCAGGATCTTGGCCGCATTGCCCATCAACATAGCCAACCCAGACGCAGTGCGCCCAGCACCACCAAGCCGCTCAGAACCAGTAATGTACCGAGGAATTGCACTAAGCTCGTCGGCAATCTGGGTAAATTTCTCATAGACGCCGAGCAGTTCCTGGGCATTTGAGTTGGGCTGGAAAAAGCTGATCGGCTGCAGCGAATTATTTCCCAGCGGGTCGTTGACGACATGCCAACGCTTCCACGGGAACATGTCGTCGCCGTTCTCATTTTCGGCAATTCTGTCATCGTTTACAACGACTTGCGGCCCCGAGCTGATCGACATGTTGTTGATCAAGCTTCTCAGTGCGGCGTTGGTCGCGTCCTGCACGTCGGAGAGAATATCCGGCAAGGCGTTGCCGACGACGGTGCCGGGGACTTTTTCGAACGAGGTGACGTAGTAGGCCGGACGTTTGCGCAGGCTGGGGCTGAGCTGCACCTTGATGATGTAGCGGCCGATCTTGAACACGTCGACGAAGTAGTCGCGCAACGGATCCGGCACCTGCTCGGCGGTAAACCCATAGTCGACCAGCATCGTGCCCTGCACGTAGCCGTGGTACTCCAGCATGTCCATCATGCCGGAAGAATTCATCCGCGGATCCTCGCGGCTTTCCATCACCGCCCGCGGCGTCTCCGAGAACGACGCGTTGGCCTCGACGTAGCCGGACTGGCCGTACCAGCGCAGCACTTCCTGGATGGCGGCGTCGTTGTAGCCCGGCAGGCCGAGCAGCTGATTCAGATCGGCACGGGTCACTCTTGTGCGCTCGATCACCGCGCCGTCGGCGATGTTACTCACGCCCGGCGTCCACCAGATGTCGAATGGGCTGACCCGGTACCAGAACATCTTCGGCTTGTTCTGAACTTGGGCCTTGCCCTGCACCCAGGTGACTTCCGGCGAGATCCGGACCACCGGGCCCTTGATGCAGCAGAACGGGAACAGCGGGATGTCGACCAGCGCAGAGGCGAGCGCTTCGTAGAAGCCGCCTTCGACGAGGATATCATCGACCTTGTTGAAGGCAGTCTCTGCCTCGGAGCGGGCCTTCTTGATCCCGGCGCGCTTGGCCGCGGCGAGCAGCTCAAGAGTGCGATCCGAGATCATATCCGGCGTCGGCGGCTGCCCCAGCCGTTTCATGTTCTCGGCCTCGACCTGCACCAGCTGCATCACCGACGACATGATGTCGTCCGGCAGACTAGGGTCTGGTGTTGGTTTGAGCCCCCAGGGTTTCTCGGTGTTGAGGTAGACGTCGCGCAGCAGACTGGTCGCGCCGCGGCATTTAGTGGCGATCAGCCGGGCATAGATATCCGAGCCGCCGAAACGCTTGATTTCGGCCAGCTTGGTCGCATCGTACTGGCCGTTGAACACCCGCATGGCGTTGACCATGCGGTCGGACCAACCGGAAGCCCCATCCCGGTGGCGGACCATTTCATTAAATTCGTTGTCGATGAAGGCAGATAGATTACTGGTGAGCTGCGAATTCTGATTGGCCGCTTCTTCGGCGGCAACTCTAGCTCGATCGTCCGCAACCTCCTGGCCTTGGAGTGCGTCGGGCGAGACAATTCGCAGAATTTGGGCCAAGCTTGAGCCCCCTCATCCATGAACCCATACAGCCAGGGGTAAAAAATGGCAACGGACGACCGCGACGAGAACGAAACCTTCGCCGTCAATCTGGCAGCGTTGGCCAGGGAGATCGCCATGGACATATTTCCGCTGGCCAAGATCCTGGAGATCCATCGGCTCAACGACGAGGAGTGGGGCCGGATCAGTGTCCATCCCAAGTTCACGCAGATGCTGGGCGGCATGATCCAGGAATGGAACTCGGCGATGAACACCAAGGAGCGGATGAAGGTCAAAGCCGCGACTGGGCTGGAGATGCACCTCGAAGATTACATCAACGACCTCGGTGATCCGAAAATCCCACTGACGCAGCGGGTCGAGGCCGGCAAGTTCCTGGCCCATCTCGGCGAGCTGATGGGCAAGGAGCTGATCGGCGGCGCCGGCTCCGGCGGCCAGTTTTCGATAACGCTGAACATCGGCAGCACCCATATCGCCGAGACCGAAGTTAAGACCATCGAAGGCACGGCAAAACGGTTGGAGGGTGTCATTCCGGAATGAACGCAGACGATTTGCGCTGGGCGCTGACCATTCTGATCGTCGCCGCGGTGTTGTTTACTCTGGCTCTGGTGCTGCTCTCATGAGCATTTCGTACACTGCTCCCCCGACCTGCGCCGCCTTCATGCTGTCGCAGAGCTTCGTCCGGATCATCATGGGCCCGGTCGGCAGCGGCAAAACCACGGCACTGCTGATGGAGATCCTGCACCGGGGGATCGCCCAGGCCAAAGGGCCGGACGGTTTTAGGCGAACACGATGGGCAATCGTCCGGCAGACGCTCAGCCAGCTGAAGATGACCATCCTACTCGACCTGCTCAGCTGGTTCCGCGAGGTCTGCGAATATAAAATCTCCGACCAGCTGGTGACGATAAAATTCAACGATGTGGTCATCGAGATCTACCTGATCCCACTCGAAGAAGAGCAGGACCAGAAACGTGTTCTTTCGATGCAGCTGACCGGCGCGGCGATCAACGAGTGCACGGAGATTTCGCTGGATCTCGTCGGAGCCATATCCGGGAGGTGCGGCCGATATCCGTCGAAGCTCGACGGCGGACCGACATGGTTCGGGGTAATCGGCGACTGCAACGCTCCCATCGAAGGTAGCGACTGGTGGAAGATGTTCGAGCAGGAACGCCCACCCGACTGGCAGCTCTACCGGCAGCCATCAGGGTTGTCGCCACAGGCGGAAAACCTGCAGAACCTTCCGCCCCGTTACTACGAAAGGCTGGCGGAGAACCCCAATCGTGACTGGGTCCGCCGCTACGTCGAATGCCAGTACGGCGAAGACCCCTCGGGTGTGGCCGTGTTCCGCGAATCGTTCCGCCGCGCGTTCCACACTGTCGATGAGCTGGAGCCGGTGATCGGCCGAACTGTTATTATCGGACAGGATTTCGGCCGCTCGCCATGCAGTCTGCTGAGCCAGCTCGACCACAAGGGCAGATTGCTGATCCTCGAAGAAGTAGTGGCCGAGGACATAGGTCTCGAAACGCATGTCACCCGGAGCCTCAAGCCGGCGCTCTATGCCGAGCGTTACCGTGGCTTGGTATTCGCCGCTGTAGGCGACCCGTCGGGGGTAGCGAAGGGCAACTTTCTGGAGGAAGATTCCTTCGACGTACTCAGACGG